CTGAAGATATTGATAATGAAGCATTAGCAACCCTTATTGTAAATAAAATGAGAGGTACAATGAAAGTATGTGCTGTTAAAGCTCCAGATTTTGGTGATAGACGTAAATTAATATTAGAAGATATAGCTATCACTACAGGTGGAGTTGTATTTGATAAACAAAAAGGAATGAAGCTTGACAAATTCTCTTGGGAGTGGTTTGGTGAAGCTCGTACTGTAACAATAGAAAAAGAACAAACAACAATTGTAGATGGAAAAGGAGGAATTGAACCAATTGAAGCACGTATTGAAGAATTACAACAACAAATTACCAAAGCATCAACTCCGTTCGAAATCGAAAAACTCCAAGAAAGGTTGGCGAAATTTACGGGAGGAGTAGCAATTATTCATGTAGGTGGAAATACTGAAACTGAAATGAAAGAGAAAAAAGATCGTGTGGATGATGCATTACATGCAACAAAAGCTGCTATTGAAGAAGGAATAGTACCTGGAGGTGGAACAGCATTACTATATGCTTCATCAGGTTTAGAAGCTAAAACAACAGGAGCTCAAATTGTAGTTGAAGCATGTGCTAAACCATTTAACCAAATTTTAGTTAATGCAGGGTTTGATGAAGTTAAAGGGCAAATTTTAGCTGATAATTTAGTTAATTCAGGTAATGATACTTGGGCAGGTTATAACATTAAAACTGATGAAACAGTTAATATGAAAGAAGCTGGTATCATTGATCCTACTAAAGTAGCTAGAACAGCACTACAAAATGCAGCTTCAGTTGCTAGTACAGTATTACTTACAGAATGTACTGTAGTAGATGAGCCAAGTGAAGATAATAACCAACCACAAATGGATCCATCTTCTATGATGGGGATGATGTAAAAGATGGAAGAAACTAATAAAAAAATAGTAGAAGAAAATGTTCTAATAGCAAGACGTGTACCTCCTTCGGATCGTTGGCGGTTAGTTGCAAATGAACCTGATGGTCCAATCCACAAATCTCTTACGGACACACTTGAAGCATATATGGTTAAAACAGGATTTAAAGGGAATTATAGATTGGAACCACTACAGAGTAAATTATACGCTATACAAACAGATGAAATAGAGGTAAAACCTGAACCTGTTAAAAAGTTTAGCTTATACGGGGAATTTGGGGAATATCAATAAAAGTCGTATATTACAGTTATAAAAAATAAATTAGTTATATGAGTGACCACGGATTATTAAATGAGAAATACAGACCACTTACTTTAGACAAGTTTGTTGGTAACGAAAATCTTAAAAAGACAATACAACAATTTCTTAATCAAAATGATATTGTTAACATGCTTTTATATGGAGGAGCAGGAGTTGGGAAATCTACTTTAGCTAAGCTAATAGTACATAACTTAGATTGTGATTCGCTTTTTATAAATGCTAGTGATGAAAGAGGTATAGAAACGATCCGTGATAAAGTACAAGGATTTGCAAGTGTTGCTTCTTTTAAACCACTTAAAGTAGTTATTTTAGATGAAGCTGATTTTTTAACAATCCAAGCACAGGCTTCACTCCGTAATATTATTGAAACTTTCTCACGTACGACGCGTTTTATCATGACTTGTAATTTTGTAGAGCGTATTATTGACCCTCTACAATCTAGATGTCAGGTACTTAAAATTGTACCTCCTACTAAAAAGGATGTTGCTAAACATTTAAATTGGATTTTACAAGAAGAAATGATAATGCATAATGTAAAAGATTTAGTACCATTAGTTAATCAATATTACCCTGATTTACGTAAATGTATTAATACTATACAATTATCTACACAAAACAATGTATTAAAATTAGATAAAACAATATTAGTTTCATCTAATTATATGGATAAAATATTATCTGAATTATCACAAATTATACCTTCATTTACTAAGATTCGTCAAATTATTGCCGATTCTAATAATGATGATTTCGATGAATTATTTAGAGCACTATATGAAAGATCATCTGAATATCTACCAGGCAAAGAAGGTACAGCAGCTATTTTAATAAATGAACACCAATACAAAGCAAATTTCCGAATCGACAAGGAAATAAATACAATGTCGTTAATTCAAAACTTAATAAATAATAAATAATTATGCAACAGCAACAACAAGCCCCCCCAATTGATTTAAAAAATACAACTTCTATCGAAAATTTTGATGGAGGTGTTTTATTTACACAAGGAGTACTTCTTCGGACCGTTAGCAGATTTGTAATGGGTACAGATGAAGATGCACTTTTACCAATTCCAGTATTTTATGATGCAACTAGTAAAAAAATACTAGAATCATCTATTCCAAAAGAATTAAGAGAAGAATATAAAGATCATATCCTTTAATGAATTCTATCTTTGATTGGTTAAAAGAAATAAACACTCACAAATCCCCAGTTGAGTCTTTTACAGACAAAGACTGGGAGGTGTTTAATTCATATATGATACACCGTTTTCTTAGTCAAAACACTGACTATATAGAAATTGTAAATTATGTACAGGATTTCCCTCCACAAGAAAAAAGAATGATTTATTCTATTTATAAAGAATTCATTCCTAAAAATAATAAATGGAATAAGTATATTAAATCTAAAGTAAAACAACCTAATAAAGATTTAATAAACCATATTAAAAATTATTTTGAATGTTCTAGTAGAGAAGCAAAAGAATATATAAATATATTGAATACTCTAAAGATAAATCGTATATTAACGGATATAGGATTAGATAAAAAAGAAATAAAACCATTATTAAAATGACAAAAGAATTATATACAATGTTAAAAACATCTGCTGAAGCAGATAAAGCTAAAGCGTTATTATCACTTGAATTATTAGGTAACCAAGCAGTTGGTATCGGAGACCATTCAACAGAAGATTTTTATAAGAATGCTGAAGAAGCACTTGCACTTTTAGTTGATGCTGATGATAGATTATCAACATTAGAAAGGTACTTTGATTCCAAAGGACAAATTAATGGGTAGTTCAATAACTAAATACTACGAAATAATGAGTGATAGAGAAATTATGAATGCCAAAAATGGTAAAACAAACGAGATAGATGTAATTTTACATTTTGAAGAACAGTACCCTGAATTATCAGAAGAATTTCAAAATATCCAAGAGGAACAGTATGAATTGTTTGCACGCAAACATCTTGATTATGGACTTAATAACATAACATTAGGTGGAGATATCGTTAATAATAGCGATGATAAAAAATTCTCATTAACTGGGTTAGCTATTAGATTAACTGATAAAATATCACGTTTAAAAAATTTACTAGTTAATGGTAAAAACTATGTTCAAGGAGAAGGTATGGAAGATACCTTTATAGATATTGCCAATTATGGTATAATAGGCTTGCTAGTTGGAAGAAATAAGTGGAAGAAATAAAAATAAAATAAATGATATATTGGTTTACAGGGCAGCCGGCCCACGGAAAAACAGTTTTAGCTAATATGCTAAAAGAAAAACTACCTAATGCCTTTAGGATTGATGGTGACGAAATGAGAGAGCTTTTTACAAATAAGGACTATTCTATTAATGGGAGAGTAGTTAATGTTGGTACAGCTCAAAAAATAGCTCATTATTTAAATAATCAAGGTCACGATGTTATTGTTTCTTTGGTAGCTCCTTATGTTGACCAAAGAGAAGATTTTAAAACTTTGATGGGTGAAGATATAATTGAGTTTTATGTTTATACATCTGAATCAAGAGAAAGAGACCATTTCAAAGCAATAGCCTATGTTGCTCCTTCTAAAAACTTTGTAAATATAGATACTACAAACGATACCCCAGAACAGAGTTTTGATAAAATATTGAAAATAGTAAATTCTTACATATGTTTAAAAAAGTAACAAAGGCTTTTGCGAAGCTTGTATCGCTGATTAGTGGCAACACACTACAATTGCAATCTATTATTTTTTGGATAGCTGCAATATACAATGTAGGTTCTGATAAATTTTGGTTCTTTGCAATTCCTGCTATATTATTCAGTGGATTGCAAGAAATAATAAATGAATTAAAAACAATTAAAAAATAAATTATGAGTTTAAAAGTGACGGCACTGAAAGCAAAAGCAAACAAAGAGTCATCTACATCAGATGTTAAATACTCATTCTTCGCAGGAAGGTGGCAACCATTACACAAAGGTCACCTTTGGTTAATTAATGAAAGACTGAAGGAGGGTTATAACGTATGGTTAGGTATTAGAGATGTAGAACCAGATGAAAAGAATCCTTGGACAGCAGAACAGATCTTAGAGATGGTTAAAGAAGGAGAATTAAAAGACCTAATAAAAGAAGGTAAGGTATTACCGACAATTATACCTGATATCGAATCAATTAACTATGGTAGAAGCGTTGGTTATGATATCATAGAGCACGTTCCACCAAAAGAAATAGGCGACATATCTGCAACATCTATTCGTGATCAAATGAAAAAAGATGGTAAGTTATAAAAGACACATTTTGAAAACTTTATCCTGGAGGGTTATAGGTACTGTAGATACTATTTTATTATCTGGACTTATTACTAGTTCTTGGACTATAGGGTTGACTATTGGGGGGATTGAAGTGTTTACTAAAATGTTTCTTTATTTTCTTCATGAAAGAGTATGGTATAAATTCTCTAAATTTGGATTAAAAAAATAATATGGCAAAAAAACTCCCAAAAATAGTAAAGGAAATTCGTAATAACCCACCTGAGCCAATTAATTTTGCTTACCAAAAAAACATCTCATTTTCTCAGATGTCAATTTTTAGGAACTGCCCTCATCGTTGGAAACTTCAGTATAAAGATAAAATCAAACGGTTTACGTCTTCTATTCATACTGTATTTGGAACTGCTATGCATGAATCAATGCAATATTACCTGGATTATGCTTATGAAAAATCATTTGCCGCAGCCGATAGAGATATAGATTTAAAAGAAGATTTCCAAGGTAGATATATAAGTGAATATGAAGTACAGTATGAAAAGAATAATGGTTCTCATTTTTCTGATGCTGTTGAAATGAGAGAGTTTTTTGAGGATGGGGTTGCTATTTTAGAATGGTTTAAGAAAAAACGTAGTAGATATTTTAGTAAAAAGGGTACATATTTAGTTGGTTGTGAAATACCTATTGTAATAGCACCAAATAAAATGTTAAATAACGTGTTATATATGGGGTATCTTGATGTTGTCACATACCATGAAGCAACAGAGACATTCAAAATAATCGATATAAAAACAAGTACTGGGGGTTGGAATGATTATGCCAAAAAAGATGAAAATAAACAATTCCAATTATTACTATACAAACAATATTTTTCAGAACAATATGGAATACCTTTAGATAAGATTGAAATTGAATTTTTTATTCTTAAAAGAAAAGTATTAGATCCGGATGATGAAAAGCTTATGTCACCTTATCAATCATATAGGGTCCAACAATTTTCTCCACCTAGTGGGAAAATTAAATTAGGTAGAGCAAAAACTGCTGTTAATGATTTTATTAGTGAATGTTTTAATTCTAGTGGAGAAATAAAAGAAAAAGATTACCCAAAACAAGCTTCAAAATGGAATTGTAATTTTTGCCCATATAAAGAAGAAAAAGAATTATGTGGAGCCAATAAACATTTTTTGTAGTTTATACATACGTATAGACAAATATAATACTATTAAAAATAAAGATTATGAGTAACAAAGAAAAAACACTTACTAGTGTTAAAATCCAAAGTGATTTATTCCAAGAATTTAAAATTGAATGTGTAAAAAGAAAATTTTCATTTCAAAAATTATCTGATAGGGCTATTTATTTATACCTTACAGATGAAGATTTTAGAAAGAAAATAACAAATCAAATTAATCTAGAACTATAAATTAATAAATTTAGATGAATAAAAGTTTTAAACATCTTCCTTATGACAAAAGGAAGAAAATACTTCTAATATGTGATGATATTAGAGTACATAGTGGAGTCGCTACAATAGCAAAGGAAATAGTAACACACACTTCCCATCATTTTAATTGGGTACAAATTGCTGGGGCAATGAAACATCCTGAAAGTGGTAAACAATTAGATTTATCCGAAGCTATTAACAATGAAGCAAATATAAAAGATTCATATGTTAAATTATACCCTACAAATGGTTATGGTAATAGTACATTATTAAGAAACATCATCAAAATAGAAAAACCAGATGCTTTATTTTTAATTACTGATCCTAGATATTTTACTTGGGTTTTTAATATGGAAAATGAAATTAGAAAACAAATCCCGATTACATATTTGAATATTTGGGATAATTATCCTGCCCCTTTATTTAATAAGCCCTATTATGAGGCTTGTGATTTATTAATGGGAATTTCAAAACAAACAGTTAATATAAATAAATTAGTCTTAAAGGGAAGTGAAAAAAATAAAATATTTAGATATATTCCTCATGGTAAAGACCCGAATGTTTACTGTCCTATAGATAAAAATAATATTGATTTTACGGTCTTTAAAAAATCATTACTAGGAAACCAGGACCCTAAATTTATATTATTTTTTAATTCTAGAAACATTAGAAGAAAACAAATCCCAGATACTCTATTAGCTTTCCGTTATTTTTTAGATACTCTACCTGAAAAAGAAGCCAAGGAATGTTTATTATTATTAAAAACAGAATCTACTTCAGATGCTGGTACTAACTTAAAGGCCAATATAGAATTATTTTTTGGAGAGAAATATGCTAATAATGTAAAAATAATAGAAAAGATATTATCTGTAGAACAATTAAATTGGTTATATAATTTAGCAGATGCCCAAATATTATTAACTTCTAATGAAGGTTGGGGATTAACTCTTACAGAAGCAATGTTAACAGGTACACCTATAATAGCTAATGTAACAGGTGGTATGCAAGACCAAATGAGGTTTAAATATGATTTTGATGAAGGTCCTGGGGTTAAAGAAGGGGAATGGATAGATTTTGATAAAGATTTTCCTTCTAATCATAGAGGTACCTATAAACAACATGGAAAATGGGCATTTCCTGTTTATCCTTCAAACATTTCTGTTCAAGGTTCACCTCCTACCCCTTATATTTTTGATGATAGATGTAGTTATGAAGATGCAGCAAAAATAATTAAAAAGGTATATAATTTATCTAATAATGAAAGAATTGAGTGTGGTTTAGAAGGAAGGAAATGGGCAATGGGTGATGAAGCAGGTTTTACTTCTAAACATCAAGCTAATAGGGT